ATTCATTATTAATGGATTATCAGCATTAGCCCGTTCATTTGCATAGGACATACCATAACTTTGGAAGTACACAGCTATTTTAGGTTTTGGACTTAATTTAAACAACTTTTGTGTGTATGGATTGTCAGAATATGTTATTATCACATCACACATAGGATAGTTATTGCCTGACGTAAAGTCAATACCTAATCCATACGGATACCCATGTGGCAAATTCTGAAAGTGTACGTCAGCACCCATTTCTCTTGCTAATGCAATAGTAGAGGTGATGCCACCGACAAAGGGAGAATAGAAAGGAAGTTCAAAGACGTATTTCATTTTTGTAATTGATTTAATACTTCGTAAATCCCTATTTGCCTGAAATCATGTTCTAATTCTGCTATTGGAAGTGATATATCAATCATTTTTAATGATCTTGATTTGTCTATTCCAATTTTATTACCCGACATTTTAAACGTTGAATAAATTGAGAATGTTCCCCATTGCCAATAATCATGATTTGTTCTTGGTAAAGGGATGCATGGATGCCCATGTTTATCAACAGGTTTAATTTCTGTCTTAAATAGACATACAAATCCATTTCCATAATCATACATATGACTACTTTGCCAAAATTCCCATGTTATTTTTGATACATCAATATCGTCTATTTTCATATGTCATATTTATTAGGCTTACTAGGACGGTGCATTACATAATATTCTGCACATGGTATTACTTTGTAATTACTACTCATTGATTGCAACTGTTTAATCATAATAAAATCATGAAGGTAAGTAGCATCTTTCCAATACGCATTCATACTCTTTCTGTGAGCAAAATTACTGGTTCCACACATACCCTTCACGTCCATATTACAATGATTCTCTACAAATTCATTCCCGTTCCAAATATTATCGTTAAAGAATACCCAATCAGAATCACCAAAGTTATCATTGATTATTTGTAGGTGATTAGAACCTAATTTGTCGTCAGCATCTAAATATGTTATTATTTCTCCATCAGCCAAAAATATGCCAGCATTTCTTACTGTCCCGTTCCATATCTTCTGTTTCTCAATCTTTACTAATCGTATTTTGGGAAGGTGTTCATATACAAGAGGTGTTACTAACTCCATTGTCCGATCACATCCATCGCTTACTACTATTAACTCCCAGTCAGAAAATGATTGTCCCAATACGGAATTAATTGCACGAATAAGTTTCTGTTCCCGATTTGAGGCAGCGTTCTTGTATTCGCCAAGATATGAGGGTAAAATTATGCTAAAAGTCATCGGACGTAGTATCAATTATTGGTGCAAATACAGCAATACGCTTAACAGCCCATATCCCTTTACGGCAGTTCTGTTTTGATGAAAGCATTTCAGAAGTACAAAGCACTTCTGCGTTGCCCTCTGCCTTTAGCGTCCAATACCATTGAACACGGTTCTTGGCTAAATGTATTTTAAATTCACCTTTAAATTTATTCATAGATAAGTTATTTGTTATTGTTTGATGTTGAACTATTTTTAAACAATATCGAACATAATACATTTATTCCTAATGCCTGTAAAAATGTAATCTTAACCAAGCCAAAAATAATAGGCATTAACCAATTCCATAACCACATAGTAGGGAATGCTAATAATAAATCAACAATGATTGCTAATGCTACTATTCCTAAAAATTTAATTAATGTTTCCATAATTGTTTTCGTTTTAGATTTGACACAAAGATAATACATTTGATTGAATTTGATACCAATCAAAGTAATTTATTTTCATTCTAAATAAGATTTTATTCGTTAGGAAGCCATTGGATATGATGCATACATTTCCACCCTCCTGCAACTATCAGAAAATCAACACCTTCTATTTTTCCGTTCCAAGATTCTTCATTGAATCTTTTGGCATCTTCTCTGGAAAATACTTGACCAACATGGTCGATACAGAACTGCCTCGATTTAGGAACAAGCGAACCTGCATATAAAAAATGCGTTAATTCGTTTTTGTCTGCAATATACAAACTAATACTGTTCATTGCTTGGGCTACTGAGTCGTAAGCGTATTTCATGTAGTAATTACTAAAAGCACTTCTGGTTTTACCTTCAGAGACAAATAATGGCTTAGCATTACGCAAGAATAAGTTTACCTTTTGACTTGAAGCAATAGACTTAATTATATAATTGTGAAAACTACTACGCAATGATGACATCTGCCCCAGATTGTAAAGGAATCCTTTTCGTATTATCTTTCCATCCACAAAACCTATCATTTTCTCTACCAATGCTTCTTCGTTCCCGATAGCATTAATTCCCCTACTTGAAAGATCGCTTACAGTCAATTTAGTACCCTTTATAATCTTATTGCCTAAATAGACAAGGAAAGCCCCTACAAAGGTCTTATATGCCTCGTCAAAGACAGAATCAGAACTGTTGGCATGTTCATAATTAGCCTGTGCATTAATTAATTCCTTGTTATCAATAGCAAATGTAGCCAGAAACGCTATTACCAAATCATTCATATTAGATTCCATCTGATCTACCTGGTCTTGCAGTTCTGCAACAGTTTCCTCTATGTATAGTGAAGGGTCAGTCATTCTAATTGTTTAAAGCAAGAAAGTCTAAATGCAAATCTTTACACCTTTGTGAATTAACGAATAATCCATAACAAAAGGAGTCTAGCAGATACCCTTTTGTCTTATTACTAACATCATCAAATTCAGGCATTCCCTGTTCCCATACTCTATCATTGTAATACAGGCGCAGTAGCACTATTTCTGGTACTGGTATTAGAAGTTCCATCGTTGATTGCAGGTAAAACAGGTTGTGGATTATCTTTTTCTATGTCTGCTATTATCTCTTTTACTTTAGTTTTAATAAGCTCCCATTGTTTATCTCTTGCTAGATCGTAAAAAAGTGGAGTTTCAAGTTCAATCTGATCGAAAATATATCCGCTGTTACTCCAAAGAACTTTTGTAAATTCAGTAACTTCACCTCCACCTATTATCAGCGTAACATGTTCCGGGGATTTACCACTAAAAGGATCAAAGGACTTACGCACATTATATTTCTTTAATCCTTCTTCATCCTCAGAATAAATGATACTGGCAACATCAGCTTCGATAGACGATTTGATAAAGTCTGATGCCCTAGCATCACCTACCATCTTCAAGTCAATATACAAATCAGAAAGGGATTTTAGTTTAAAGTCTTTACTGAAATGATAGAAAGCAATAAGTCCTTTATTTAACTCTACAATATCGGCTACCGTAGTGACTAAGAAGTTCCATACCTTTGAATATGCCGTAGCAACCGGATATAGACTATCATAAACATTCTGCAAAGATATATTCTTTCCTGTGGCAGTTTCAGATACCTGTTTCTTGCTGAACAATTCTGTATTGAATACAGCTTCTTTGACATAAATAGTTAGTTTATCAATATAATCAGCCTGGAATTTAACAAGGTCAACGGGTGGGTACTCATAACGGATAATGTTTGATAAGTCTGCCATTTCTTCCTTACTCTTTGGCATTGCCAATGTAATAGCATCCTGCGCTGACGTTATAATCTCATACCCCGACCCATTGCACCTTTCACATACATTCCCATCAAGTGTCATTCCTTCTTTGCAGTCGTGAGCCTTGCAACGAGAACTGTATTGTATCTTCTGTGGGAAAGCATGTAGAGCCATTGTTAAATCCAATTCCGAATTAGACTTAACCATCTTCATTAATATGGGAGTAGCCTTATCCAAAGGAGAAACAAATGTCCTTCCATTGGTATATAAATCCCGCTTAAATCCCACCCTTTTAGCCGGTACATACCCTAAGTTATGTGTAAATTCCTCTACCAGGTAAATATCATCTTTGTTATTATCGGCAATAAAGTATGTCAAATTACCTGCTGTAAAAAAGAACTCCCCTTTCTGCCATAAAGAATTAATGGTAGCCCTGTTCTGCTGGAATATTAACTTACCAATTTCATTTTCCAGTTCCGTGAATTTAACAGTAGAGTTAATACCGTAAATAGTATAGGATTCTACCTCTATTTCAATATCCTTCTTCTGTTTCTTATCCCAAACAAGTCTTTTTATCTCTTGTTCTGCTACCAGATATTGCAAATCATTATTATCAAATTCGTACTGTATAGCCATTTCGCTATCTACCTCAAAAGGATAAGGCATATACCTTTTTACATTGGTATCCACCTGTTGCCATTCTGTAACAATAAAAGCATTGGGATCGGTAAAATTTAGTTCAAACCACCTTGTATTCATATAGTCGTCAAGGCTTGAATCCCCCCAGAACTCATTGAGCTTACCGTTTAGTTCCTTTAATCTGTCAATATCTATTGGATTGTATGCTATATTCCGCTGTACGCTGTTAGAACGTGGAACTTTGTAGAATATATCCATTACATTCTGAGAAACCGTCTTTGTAACATGCTGTGTTATGCGTACACGCTGTTCAAACATTTCTCTGGACTCTCTGGGAGTAAATTGTTTAAGCAATTCATCCATCTCTTCCCCTGTTACCAACTGTTTATACAGCTTATGTAACGCATTGACTCTTTTGTAGTCAATATTTCTTTCGTCTCTGCGTATAATTTCGCCTAAACGCTTTTTTAAATCTTCAATTGTTTGATTTGATTGTAGGGAAGTCATTGGCTATAATTTTAGGTTCTTTGGCTATTTTTGATTCTTCTTTGGCTTTTCTTGCCGTATAATCTTCAATTGATTCAAATTTCAACTGAATTGGATTTTCAGTATCTATTTTGCTGTCCGTCCTCATTAATTTAGGCAAAACAAACTCAATATAATCCTTCATAATGGTTAATGCCCCTTTCGGGTCAGTTTCACCAACAGATTCAATCCAATCAGGAATATTTTTTAGGTTTTTTACAACAGCTTGCCGGATAGACTTGCGAATATCATCTTCTATCTCTAAATTTTCTTCTATTTCTTCGTCAGGAGTGACATAGTCAATGTCTGTTGGCTGTTGTTTATGAGAAGTGGAGTGCCTAACCCCATTCCCGGTTGGCCTGCCCCCATTTCCAGACTTAACACGTGTGCTCTTTCTTATTGCCATTATTTAGAATAATTCTACGCAAAATTAAGGTAAAAGTTTGTTTTTGGTGCTTTTTTATGAAAATAAATTTACATTTATCTTAAATATCTTTACAATTATAATTATATTATCATGTTACATAAAGTTTTCATAGTGATTTTCAAAAGCGGCACAAAGAAAGTAAGAAAACGCATCTGAATGATGGGCAAATTTTTCATACACTACCCCACTTACAGAATCCCTGGCTGTCTGCTTATGTATTCCGCCATCTGCTGATTCAATACAGTTCTCAAAGTCGGCAATCAGCTTCTTACACTTTAAATCCACCGCTATCTCAATGTTGAATCCGCCATACAGTGCTTTATTGATAAACCACCTTCTCCTGCGTACCAATGGATTTGCTTTAGGAACTCTCATTGAATAATTATTCATAAACTTACCCAAAATATTCTCTACAATATCGTAATCGGATACATTAGCCTTTGTTGACATCGTATTACCAGAAGCATCACCATAAATGTAACACCCGTACTTTAGTTCATGTTCATATCGTAGTATTATATCATCACAAAGCCTTTCGCTTGAATTATATGGATTAGGTAAAGCAAATTCATCTATAACATTAACAAAATAGAATACACTGCTACCTCCTTTTTCGTTTGGAACATCTTTTTTGTTTATTTGCGATATGACAGCAGTAATATATGGGTTTAAATTCCAATCAAAACTAATATGTAGTGGCAATCCATTGATATATTTAACATTTCGGCAATGTTTATCAAATTTAAAGTTAAAAAAGAATTCCGATCCAGTCTTTATCCTTCCCCACTCACCTAAAACATAAATCCTATGCAGGTTTTCATCAAAAACATACTGTTCTTCCAATAATTTCTTATACTGTTCATCAATAAAGTAATTGTCCTTGTATGTAGTATGTAAAGTGTATGTAAAACCATTCTGAGGCGTGTCAAAAAACCTTCTCTTGACCCAATGTGCCTCGTTGATAGGATTAAAAGTGAGAATTATTTGTTTGCAAAAGGGCGCTTCACCTCTAAAACGCAAGTCAAGCTGTGAAAAGTCATCTTCTTCTAATTCGGTAGCTTCCTCCACCCATGCGCCTGTGCTAACTAATGATTTAATCTTTTCCTTATCGTCAAGCCCGATACATCTTATTTCAGCCCCATTCCAAAATTTGAAGATACCATAACTCTCATTTATGGTCATCATTTCTGAAATACCCATTCTTTGCAATTCTCCACGTATCTGTTCAAATACAGTACCCCTTATTGTGGTTTTATACTTACGCACAACAGTAAAAATATGATGAAATTCAGGAGTGTTCTCTTCTATGCACCTACGAATAACCTTTTGTGCTGCCGCATTTGACTTCCCCGATCCTGCACTGCCCCAAAGCACGTTGTATCTGTGCTTGTCAAACATAAATTCTTCGTATGCTGTATTAACCGTACTATAAGAACGTCTTTGTACTGCCATATATACCCTTTAAAAAAGCCGTTGCCGGAATCTACACCAACAACGGCTAAACTTTAAACAACTATGAAAACAATTACAAAACTACAACATTATTTTCATTTTGATACAGTTTATTCAAAATAATTTATAGAGATTCTAAATTAGTAAAAAAAAAATTAGAAAATAGACATTGTATTTGAAACTGGAAAAAATTGATCGAGTATTATATTTTGCAGAAAAAAAAATAAAAATCAGTAACCCTGTATTCCAAACCCATAAAAATTTATCGAGTATATAGTAAGCACCTAATTCACGCTTGAAACACGGGGGTAGGGGTGTATTATTGAATAACTTAATTTAAGGCCCTGTAACGCATTAACACTATATATTAAGTACATTATGTCAATCTAATATTATCATTCAATACATAGCCTTATTTGCACACTGTTATCAATAATAGGCAAGTGTTAATATAACACAAATATATTGAGCAATTATTTACCTAAATAACTAATTATAATTTTGCCCATAATTAGTATTATGTTAACCTAGGAGTTACTTTGCTTATTATCAGTGACTTATATATGTATCATTTAACATTGTATAATACTATTTTACCTTATCATAAAGAATATACACCTATTTGTCTCAATTTGAGACATTATTCTCATAATGAGACACGTTGTCTCAATTTGAGACTGATTTTGTTTTATACAGTTTTATACTATATAGTTTACATTGTTTACCATTATTATAACTAATCAATTGAATAATAACAAGTTAAGCAATTTTTCAAGTATATTACATTAGTATTAATAAGTAATAACAATCAATACATAACATACATATAATACAATGAATAACATTAATACATAT